TTGGCTGCGGCTCTCATCGTAGGGAGATAGGTTAGCCTTCCGAGAAAAAAGGCACATAGTCAGGTAGCTCAATAGGCAGAGCAGTTGTTTGTTAGGATGTGTACAGTCCGCCCGAAAAGAAAACAAACAAAAGATACGGTAGGTTCGAATCCTGTCCTGACTACAAAAGGTATAGGCGCACTAACTTCCTTCTTTTCAATAGAACGCAAGCACGGAGTGGCGGAATTGGTTAGACGCTAGTAGACGAAAATGCAAAAGTCATAGGTTATCGGCCGTAGGTCCTATTGAGCAGAAGTAGATACGAGGGATAAGCTCCATGCAGGTTCGAGTCCTGCCTCCGTGCCTAAGTGGTCATAAATGTCACAATTATACGTGAATTTGTGCCTTACAAGACAAGTTAATATAAGTGGTAAAAATTGCCACATAAACTTTAATAAAATGACACCAAAAGAAAAAGCACAAGAGTTAGTTGACAAGCACATATCATACTCATTTGATTTGATGCCTACAAAATTTGCAAAGAACTTAGCATTAGTTTCAGTTGATGAGATAATTTATGATATGTACAATAGACACGAGATTGTATCATATGATTATTGGGAACAAGTCAAACAAGAAATTGAAAAGCTATGAGACAACTAGTTTACAACGCAGTAACCTGCACAGAGTGTAAGGAGCTATTGGTCAGCTACACCGTCCATGACTACAAGACCTGTAGCTGCCCTAACGAGGCGATGGTGGATGGTGGACTTAGCTACGGAAGATACGGAGCAAAGGACCTTGATAAATTAATCGTTTACAACTACTACGCTGACGACCCATTTGACTTAGTTCGATGCTACGCCACACGCGGGAGTCGTGGTAAAGATGGAAAGCAGCCACTAAAGTGGATACCACTAAAGGACATGGATGACGATTACTTGGAGGCGGTGCTTGAGTATGGTGGTGCAGATTGGCACCTTGAATTGATTCGCAAAGAGATTAAATACAGAGAGCATGAACGAAGTAGTAAAGTTTAAAGAGAGGCTTAGTAAGATTGGCTACGAGCTTGAGCTAGAGGGTAACGTCCCTTGGATATACCTCAAGTCAGTCAACGGAAATCCTATAAAGAGTAAGGATTGGTTAAATTCAAACCACGGCTACTGCATAGCTTGGTATCCTGTGTGGCATCAAGATGAGGTTAAGCTAAATTGGTACGACATAAAGTTAACTTTTAAGTTAATCAGAAAGTACGGTAAGCCTATTCATAAGTACAATAATGGGTTAGGCGCTACGCTATGTCATGACTGCGGAGTGATTATATCTGAGAGATTGACTCATGACTTGAGATGTTATAAATGTCTAATATATTACCCATAATCGGGAGAAAACCGATTAAGTATGGTGAAAAACACATAATTTGATATGAATCAGGAGAAATTTGAAAAGCTATACGAACCAAAACAAAAGAAGATATTACTTCTAATACCTTTCTTACAGGAAAGACCAAGACCTCTAATGTCTATAGCCAACTTGTTAAGCGTACACCCCAAGTGGGCATCATCTTACATCAGGGACTTACGTAAATTAGAGGTAGACGTTAAGAAAGACCAATACAAAAAATACTACATATGAAAGCAACACTACACTTTGAACACGAGGAGCAAGATGAATTGATGGATGCCATCAATGGTTTTAAATGGAGACTTATAGTTTGGGAGCTAGACCAAGATTTGCGCGGAATAGTCAAGCACGGATACATCGGTAACAGAGAGGCTACTAGCGCAGAGATTGCAATGGCTGACTACTGCCGAACAAAACTTAGACAATTAATTAGTGATGATGGATTAAATTTGGAACAGTAAACAAATTTGTTTATATTTGCATCAGTTCTGTTATAATCATAGGTGTTATTGGCAAGAGGGGAGTTTTTTAGCTCCCCTTTTGTTATTTGTCACAATAATTGTTAAATTTGTGACCAATAAAATTTAATCTATGGCACATAACCAATCATTTACCCCAAAAGAACTACTCTTTGAGGAAGAGGGCCGCAAGAAGCTCATCTCAGGAGTTAACAAGATGGCCAAGGCCGTCAAAAGTACCCTCGGACCACGAGGAAAGACAGTACTAATCGAGTCACCATTTCACACGCACGGCATTACGGTCACCAAGGATGGTGTCACTGTGGCCAAAGCTGTTGACCTGTTCGACCCGGTTGAGAATTTAGCGGTCAAAATCATGAAGGAGGCTGCTGAGCGCACAGCTACAAGCGCAGGTGACGGAACAACAACCGCCATCGTCCTTACTGAGGCCTTAATCGAGGCAGGATTGAAGCACATTAAGCCTGAGCACAACAACATCGAGGTGCTTCGCAACATGACAGACATCTCAAACCAAGTTGTTGAGCTACTCAAAAAGAAGGCAAAGAAGGTAACACCTGCTATGTTAGAGGACGTGGCTACCATCTCTGCCAACAACGACCAATCTACAGGTAAGGTAATCGCTGAGACGTACAACGCGGTGGGTAAAAATGGTATCGTTACCGTTGAGCACTCCCAAACCTCAGAGACCTACTCTACGGCTACCGACGGACTTCGCGTACAACGCGGATACCTAAGCCCGTACTTCATCAACAACCACGAGCGCGATGAGTACGTGGCTGACGACATCTATATCTTGGTGTGTGACGCGGAGATATCGAACATCCTTCAAATCAAAGAGGTGTTAGCACCTATTGCAAACACTCAAAAGAAGTTATTAATCATTGCCCCTTGCACAAATCAGTTCATTAACACACTGTCTGCTAACGTAGCCAAGGGTGCGTTAAACGTATGTGCCATACAACCGCCTAGCTTTGGCTACAAGCAGCACGAGCTCATGCAGGACATTGCACTGAGTGTAGGGGCAACCTACTACTCTGAGAAGACGGGTGACGACCTAAGCCTCATTCAGTTCTCTGACCTAGGTCACGCATCAAAGGTCATCGTTAAAAAAGACGAGACCATCATTGTTAAGGATGCGGAGGACGAGACAAACGATGCAGTAACCGAGCGCATCGAGCAGCTGTGGAAGGCACACGACCAAGCTCAGAAGAAAAACGACAAGGACTTCATTTTGGAGCGCATCGCTTCGCTCTCAGGTGGAATTGGTGTCATCCACGTTGGTGGTAACACAGACCTCGAGCAAAAGGAGCTCTACGACCGTATTGACGACGCTGTTTGCGCTGTTCGCTCGGCTTTAGAGGAGGGGATTTTGCCGGGAGGTGGAAAAGCCTTGTACGATATCAATGTATTGGAGAACCTCCCGTTGGTTGGAGAGAGCATCGAGGCCGCTGTAGCTGCTCGAATTATTCAAGAAGCGCTTTGGGCACCACTTCATCAGATATACACCAACGCAGGGCTTGATTTATCTGACTACCCTGTTCTTAAAAACGAGGGTAAGGGTGTAAACATCAAGACAGGTGAGCAGGGTGACTTAATCAAACTTGGTGTCATTGACCCGCTGAAGGTAACTCGCTCAGCTTTGCAGAACGCGGTGAGCGTAGCTGTGACAATCCTAAGTACTAACGCTATTATTACGGAGGCTCGCTCGTTCGAGATTAAATAATGAAAAAGGTAATCGGTAAAAACATTGTAATTAAAAACGTCGAGGAAGAAGTCCGCTCAGATGCGGGCTTCATTCTCTCGGCTGATGACGTTAAGGGCTTTAGGTACAAAAGAGGTGTCGTTGTTATGCCAGGTAATGACGTGAGCACCATAAAAGCGGGTGATGAAATCTACTACGACAAATCGAACAGCTACACGATGATGATAAACGACGAGGACGTCACCATAATTGCAGAGCGAGACGTTGTCATTGTACTTTAATCGTCCTTAAACTTACCCGTTCTAATCTCTTCATTCATCTGTCGAATGGCATTCTTGTAAGTTTTGTGGGCGTATCCTGCTTGCTTTAAGAAGAGACGATTGAACTGATAATTTTCAGATATCTTACCACCTTCTAGCTTGTCGTACAAAGATGCGACAAGCTTTTTTCCTTTAAAGGTAATCTTCCAAATGGCAGGGCTGTTTGCGTGCGCGTGATTGTGTAGGTCTATAAAGCCTTTGCTTTTAAGTATTGAGAATCGGGTCTTGCTCCAAGAGAAGGTCTGCATAAACACTTGGCAGTCTGTCACCGTAAAGTACTTTTCTGAGTAGACGTAGAGTAGTAGGTCTAACTCTGACTCGGTGATGTTGTACTTTTTTAGGTAGTAGTAACGTATTAAACGCCAATACCTCATGTAGTTTTTCATTTGATTAAATTTTGTAAATTTGTCTCAAAGTTAAGTATTTAAGATATGATGAAGGGAATGTCCAATCAAAATAAGTCTCTTGAGGCCCTAAAAGCTAAGAAAGCTAAGGCTGCTAAGGCTGCTTTCAGCAAGACTCAAACCAAATCAAAGACTCCACTTGCTGGCATAGCTTTGTCTTCTATGCTTAAAATGAATAAGCTAAAACCTAAGAAGTAATGGCTGACAAAAGTAAAATGAAGTGCAACGTTCCGCGCTCTTCTGACCGACCGGGTAAGAAGATGATGGTAAAGGCGTGCTCAGGAGGAACTGAGAAGCTCATTCACTTTGGCGCAAAGGGCTACGGACACAACTATAGTGCTGCTGCACGTAAGAGCTTCAAGGCTCGCCACAGTTGCTCAACTGCAAACGACAAATTAAGCGCTCGTTATTGGGCTTGTAAAAAACTTTGGGCAGGACCGGGCGGTTCAACCAAGTCATCTCCATCAAACCGTAGAGGTAAGTACTAATGAAAGATAGCAAACATTCTTGGAAGAGTAACGGTCACTATTTAAAGGACGGGACTGAGTGGACGGGTCATCAACACGCTCACAATGGAAATGTGATGACAGGAAAGACACATACAGCATCAAGTAAGGTACTATATCACTTCATGGACCTTGGCAAAGACGCCAAGAGAAAGATATTATCAAAGAGCAAATGAAAGATGCCTGTTATAAAAAAGTAAAGGCATCATACGATGTGTTCCCATCAGCAAGAGCCTCTCAAGCTATTGCTAAGTGTCGCAAGGCATCGGGTAATGTGCGTAAAACAGAAAAAGGCGCTAGTCTCAAGCGTTGGGAGAAGGAAAAGTGGACTGACACACGCACGGGTAAGGCCTGTGGTGCGGGTGGTAAAAACGAGTACTGTCGCCCGTTAAAAAGAGTGTCTTCAAAGACACCCGTCACCAAGAGTGAGATGAGTCCATCAAAGCTTGCAGCAAAGAAGGCTGAGAAGTCAAGAGTAGGCATGGGCAACAGAGTAAGTAACGTTAAAAAATAAATATCATGAAAAAGTCAAGCTGCGGCACCAAGATGGGTGCAACTACCAAGAAGAGTGCGCCTGTGTACACTGCTAAGAAACCAATGTCTAAGAAGAAGTAATGAAGCTCACAAGTAAAAGCAGAGGCTTTGGCGATACAGTTTATAAGGTTGCCAAGGCTACGGGTATCAAAAAGGTAGCCGATACGATTGCTAAGGTGAAAAAGGGAACATCTGAGTGTACTCCATGTGAGAAGCGCCGTCAGGCCCTTAATAAGGCATTTCCTTATAAAAAATAACCCGTATATTTGTAAAAAAAATAAATTATGTCATCAATTCCATCAGGTACCAAGTTCATAGGCTTAGCAGCTGATTATCCTACTGTTGAGCGCCGTTCTACTCTTGTTAATTCAGAGAGCGAGGCTTACACAATTGAGGATATTCAGACTCAAACGGTAACTACGTCTGCTGAATTTCAAACTCAAGGCACGGATATTAATAGTACTGCATACTTGCCGTATGGACTTACCCATATTAGCGCTGTACCAACTGTAAATGACTACGCTTGTCACTTGCCAAATCCACCAATCGAAGGACGTCAAGTTACAATTGTAAACACATCGGGTATTGACATCGTGGTTTTCCCAAGTTTACCGGGTGGAAGCATTAATGGCATTACTAATGGCTCATTTAGCATCCCATCAAATGGACAGGCGTATACTTTCTTCTGTTATGAGAACCCTGCACCGGGAGCTTGGACAATTACTGCTCCTGCAACTGCACAGGTTACATCAGGTGTGATTGACTTTGCAAATGAAGACTTAACTTTTGTTGGGACATTCAGCACAGCTCTAATAGCAAGTACATCAGGACAGGCAAGATTGCAGCCTACACTTGGCGTAAATCCTCCTTCAGGAACAGTTAACATTGTCTTGAACACAGTAACTTACCCAATGGTGTTTAATACTGACTTAAACACTACTGTTGTAAACTTTGTAAATACACACGGAGCTAATATCTTTAATGATACAGGTATCGCTGTTTACTCTGATACTACAACTAACCCGTATGTATACTTTACAGCTCCAACAGCAGGACAGGTTACGTTGCTAAACAACATGACTGTAACTCCTGTAGGTGGTGTGACTTATACTGTTCAGAAAAGATACGCTGACATCTATCAGACAAAAGGTTTCTGCCTTGCAAATAACACACCTGACACAGGCGTGGGTATTTATGGTAAATCAATCACTACAGGTTTAGGTGGCGGTTGGGCGTTAACTCCCGTTAACATCTTATCAAGTACTCAAACCACTTATGTATACGGAGGCATTGCTCAAAACCCTGACTTCATTTCAATTCAACCTTCTTTAGGTACAACTTGGAGAAGATTTACGAAGTTTAAGATTTACACTAATATGCAACAGCAAATCAGTGTGAAAATTGGTGCGAACGCAGGAGTTGCTCTTTACACTCAAGGTGCAAACCCTGTCTTCCAATCATTTGTTGCTTATAACAATGCTGCTTGGAACACAAGTTCAGGATATAACTTTATCTATCCGGGTACAAATGGGGCTACGTTCCCAATCCCTGCATCAGGGTTCTCTCCTGTAGCTCTTTCAACCCTTACAAATGGCAACATAGTTTCAGGTGTCCTTCCGGGTACATTCACTGAGTCTTTCCCGGGTTCAAACTGCTCTGCAAACGTAGGAGACCCCGGTACGTACTACATTGAGGCAACATTGGCGTTAGATGCCTATCCTAACATCACAAATTGGATTGGTATTACTAAAGTAGCTACTCAGATTGCCAACCCTTGGGATGCATGGTACACTAAGTTAATCTTCCCTGTAGTTGAGCTAATCAATCCTACTTACTTCACTACAGTCATTCCGGGAGCTATTGACACTCCTAAATTTCAACTATTCTACGAATACGAGCAATTATAATACTTTAGTAATTCCAAAACAAAGTAATCGAGCCGCCTTAGGGCGGCTTTTTTATTTTAAAATATTGCCTATCTTTGTGATATAAAATTTAAAAGACATGGCATATCAAAAGTTACAGACCACAGCAGCACTGAGTGTACTCTCAACTGATAACGCTAACATACCTACATATAATGTTGTTGAGTCGGGTACAGCTACCTCAATAGTTGCTAGCCAACTAGTGGACTCAACGGGGTTATTTGTAACAAATGGTGTTAAGGCCGGAGATGTTGTTTACAACAACGTAACTCTTCAGGCTGCAACTGTTATGACCGTTGTAAATCAAACAACTGTTATTTTAAATGCAAATATCTTTACTGTTATTGGCGAGGCGTACACTCTTTATTCTCAAAATGTAGATGGAAACTCATGCGTGTTGTACGTTGGTACAGGCGGTAACTTAAGAGTTATCACAGCAGGTGGCCAAGATGTTACATTTAACGGCATCCTTGGAGGTACATTCTTACCTGTTCAGGTCCTTAAGGTATTTCAGACAGGAACAACAGCAACCAACCTAATCGCATTGTGGTAAGATGATTACTAACGGTATACAGATTGTAAACGAGATTGGAATTACAGGTGAGAACCCTATCTCACCTATATACCCATTCGAGCGCGTCACTGACGATGAAATCAACAGATATACTGACGATGGTGATGAACGCATAATTGACTAAAAGAGATGGCGGGAATTAAGATAGTTGACCTACCTGCGGTAGGGAGAGACCTTGCGGCAACCGACTTGTTCGAGATATCATTAGCAGGTGGCACAGGTAGTCGCAAGATTACGGGCCAAGAGATAATGAACGCATCCAAGCTTTCAGTTAACAACACCCCTGTTATCAACGGCACCTCAGGCCGCATATTCTTCCAAGGCTCAACAAATGTGCTGCAGCAGAGTTCGTCTTTATTTTGGGATGAGACAAATAGTAGCCTTGGTATTGGAACTGATACGCCTTCTCAACCACTTACAATAAAATTTGCAGGGCAATCGGGATGGGACTTAGTTTTTTTTGGAACGGGGTCAAATACTCATAATATAAGCGGAGGTAATACACTTGTAATAGGGCATAACTTTTTAAATATGCAAAATAGTTCTACTTGGGCTTATAGTGGGACAAATAAATATTTTTCAGTTGGTGTTAATGCAAATTTAGGCTCTGTTTTTGGCGTTAAAGGTTTGGGAAATACAAGCGCAACTTCGGCAATAATTATTCAAAATTCATCAGCTACTGAATTATTACGTATATGGAATGATGGTGCAGTTGGAATTGGAGTTGGAGGAACTAACGCAGGCTACAAGCTTGATGTGAATGGTACTGCGAGGACAGGCGCTTTTACATCGGCTTCATCAATAGCAGCCGTAACAAGCATAACTGCATCAAACGCGGATGGATTTAATTTAACAGGAGGAACTTTGAGAATAAGCGCTCAAGGTGGTGGAGCAAATGCAACGATTGGGATTTTTACGCAAGACCAAACCACGTATGGATATAATCACGCAATAACATTTAATTCATTTAATGGATTAAACACCCAAACAAGTGGAGCTGCTACAAGTATGGTTAGGATTCGTCAAACTTTTCAAGTAGCAAGTTCTGCAACATCTTATTCTTGTTTATTAGTAGACCCAACCATCAATCAAACGGGAACGGCTAACGGCATCACACGAGGCTTATTTATTGACCCAACGCTAACGTCCGCAGCTGACTTTAGAGCGATTGAGACAACACGAGGTAATGTGTTATTTGCAACTACTTCGGGCAACGTAGCCATCGGAACGACAACCGCCTTAGAAAAATTACAATTAAACGGAGGTATCTGTTTTGGTACTTCAAATAATGCTACTATAAATAGCGGAATAGGCGCGGGCAACCATACTTATTTGCAATTTGCCACTTTAGGTGTAAATGTAATGCGTATTTCCGCAAATCAAAACGTCCTAATCGGAACAACAACAGACGCAGGCTATAAACTTGACGTCAATGGTACTGCGAGGGTTAATAGCACCGCAACAACGGGTTTAACCATAACTCAAGGAGCAAGTGGCGATGGTATTGTAATTCAAAATGGAGGCTACATACAAATGGCTTCTACAAGATTTAGAGCTTTTTCAAGTGGTTTTCAATTTCAAGATATGTCCTATAATACTAAAGTTGTTTTAAGTATGTCGGGATTTAGCTATTTCAATTCGGGGGCTAATTATACATTTGGCAGCATAACGGAAGTTACATCAGCTATTGTTAATGTTGACTCCACAACCAAAGGCTTCCTGCCCCCACGAATGACACAGACACAGCGTAACGCAATTGCTAGTCCGGCTATCGGTCTTGAGATTTATCAGACTGACGCGACTGAAGGAAAGTATATTTATAAATCGTCCGGATGGACATATATTGGTTAATCATAAAAAATAAAAAATGGAAAACACAACACCACAAGGAGGAGTAGCTATCGAACCGGTAGTATACCCATTAAACGAAGGGACAGCAACACTATTGTCTGTCTTAGTTCTTAACTTCCCAACTGATGCAGTAACCTGCACAACTTATTGGCAGTTGCTTACTGAGGATGGCAAGCAATTGGCACAGGGAAACTATACCTTGACTGAGGAGCAGTTTGCAGCATGGGGTCAAGACAACTCATTTGTCAATGAGTGCGTAGCTGAGGCTATTGGAGTAGTAATCATTTAATCTATATAATCATGAATCAAATCGTTTTAAATCAAGAGCAATTAGCAAAATTAGAAGCTTTCATTCAGGAGATGCCTATGAAGTATGCAATGCCACTCGTTCAGTTCTTGAATGAGATTGCAAAAGAACAGCAGCCTGAGGTAACAGAAGAATAACTATGGCCGGAATAAAAATTGTCGACCTACCCGCATTGGGTAGGGACCTGTTGTCAACAGACCTACTTGAGATGTCAATCGGAGGCACTGCTAGTCGTAAGATTACAGGGCAAGAGATAATGAACGCCTCAAAGTTAAATGTTGGCTCTACTCCTATCGTTAGTGGAACGGTAGGTCGCCTTTTATTCCAAGGTACGGGGAATGTGTTGCAGCAGAGTTCGTCTTTATTTTGGGACGGAACAAACAACCGCTTGGGTATTGGCACGAGTAGCCCTATTAGCCCAATTCACATTTTATCACCAATTGGTCAGCAAAGCACTATAACATTAAGAACTTTAGATAATACAACTTCTGGCGGTTATACAGGAATAAATTGTTTTGACAATTTAGATAATCTTGCTTTTAGTTTTGCTTATGGCAATTCGGGTTCTCTTTTACCTAACTCAGCTATTATTGGAACAAGAACGGCAACGGGAGTAATGTCTTTTGTTACAGGACCATCGGCAACAGTTAGAGCAACACTATTCAGCACGGGTAACTTTGCAATAAACACAACAACCGATGCAGGCTTCCGTTTAGACGTCAATGGTACTTCAAGATATAGCGGAATTGCAAGATTCCAAAACACGAGTTCAAATTGGCTCAACATTGATGGTAGTTCGTCAGGCACGAATAATTGCGTTATATCGAACAGATTTAATCAGATTCAAATTGTAACAAATACAGGTGGCGGTTCTCCGCATATTGCATTGCTACCCGCAACAGGTGGCAACGTAGGTATTGGGACTGATACGCCTTTATTTACTTTAGATGTCAATGGTACTGCGAGAGTGCAGTCAAAGTTAACTATTGGTAACTCAACCGCATCTCCTTATCAGCTTAATGTTTGGGGTGGAGCAACTGAATCTTACATATCATTAAATAATACCAATAGCGGTGCGTTAAATACTGACGGATTTCAAATAGGCTTAGAAGCAAATGGAACAGATGTTTATTTTATCAACCGAGAAAACGGATTTATACAATTTAGGACAAATGGTTTAGATAGGTTTAGAGTTGCAAACACAGGCAACGTAGCAATAGGCACCACCACAGACGCAGGCTTTAGACTTGACGTTAACGGGACTGCGAGGGTAGGTAGTTCATCAATTAGTTATACTAGTGCATTATTAACTCTTACTTCTGACCAAGGAAGCGCTTCTTTTAGAATTGGAGGAGGAAGTGCAGTTCTTTGCTCATCTTCTATTTCTGCCGTTAATTTATCTGCAAATGACTTTGTTCAATGTGTCCGTGTTTTAGTAGGCGGAGCAGCCCGAATAAATGCTACAACAACAGATTGGTTAAGTATTACAAATTGGTCGCAATCAAGTTTGGGTAGTGGAAATGTGTCAGCAAACTTAGCTACATTTGGAACTACATACGCTACAATTAATGCATCAGCACAAGTTGAAATTGCATCAACAACCAAAGGCTTCCTGCCCCCACGAATGACAAACGCACAACGCACAGCAATTGTAAGCCCGGCTGTGGGGTTGATTGTATACTGTACTGATGTTACAGAAGGATTATGGGTTTACAAGTCAACAGGATGGACATTTATAGTATAAGACATGGCAGGAATTAAGATAGTTGATTTACCGGCAGTAGGCAGAGATTTAGCAGCCACTGACCTATTTGAAATGTCCTTAGTAGGCGGAACAGGAAGCCGTAAGATAACAGGACAGGAGATTATGAACGCTTCAAAACTGAGCGTCAACAATACACCTGTCATAAATGGTACATCAGGCCGAATCTTTTTCCAAGGTTCTACCAATGTCCTACAGCAGAGCGGCAACTTGTTTTGGGATAACACCAATGGAAGGTTGGGGATTGGGACAGCTACGCCAAGTTCGCAAATAGATGTTTTTGAAATATACCCAATTATATCAGCTCGAATAGCAACTAGTGGAATAGGTAAGTTTAATTACTTAAATGGCGCAGGCACGGTAGAATATGCAGGTATTCATTTGAATGCAAATTCAGGGGAAATGAGAATGTTTACTAACACTTCATACTTCCCAACATTCTACTCAAGCAATGCTGAACGTATGCGTATTGCCACAACAGGCAACGTCCTTATAGGCACAACAACCGATGCAGGTTACAAGTTAGACGTCAATGGAAACGTAAGAGTAAATAACCTATTCCCTACAGGTAATGTATCACTTTCGTCAGGGAATGTGTGGCTATCAAACGGCTATGCAATTGGTGAATACAGCCTAGGTAACAACCGCATTGAGTTCTATACAACAAAGCTTTCACTCATCACAAACGGCAATGACGTGATGACGCTATTCAATAGCGGAAACGTAGCCATAGGAACAACAACAGACAATAGCTTCAAGTTAGACGTCAATGGTACTGCGAGGGTGCAGAGTGGAATAGCTAATAATTCAGCATCAACTGCATTTCAAGTAACGGGTGCAAGTGGTTCTTTATTACGAATTCGAGGATATGGAGATTTATATTTAGAAGGAAGCACACCTACTTTATATTTCGGCAGTACGGGGACGTTTGTTTCAGGAGGTGGTGCAAATTTCTATTCAACAGCAGGAACAGGGGGTACATTTTTTAGCGTAGTACATAACAATAGCAATGTTGCTATTCGTGCACTTTCAAATAGCAATGTATTGCTCAATCCAAGCGCAGGCAACGTCTTAATCGGAACAACAACAGACGCAGGGTATAAACTTGATGTTAACGGTACTGCGAGGGTGCAAAGCAGACTCACTGTAGGAACTGCTTCAGTAGCAGCTGAAATATACGGTAATCCTTCAGTTGCAATGAACTTTGGTGCAGGTGCTACAGGTACTAACGTTTTCACATTTAGGCAAATTAATAGCGGTTCCTTTATGGCAAGTGGATTAGACCAATCATTGATAAATTTAGCAATCAATCAAGCTGAATCAACAGGCAATCCGAATAGAGGTAGTATCATAGCAATGAGTGGAACTATAAATAATACAGGTGGGACAGGTAATGTTTATAGAGGTATTTACTATAACCCAACTATTGTATCACTTACAAATACACAACATTTTGCTTGGCACTCAACATCAGGAAGATTTAAGATTGAAGGACTACCTACATCACCTACAGGATTGACAGCAGGTGAGCTATGGAATAACGGAGGCGTAATAAATATTGTATAATGGCAAAGATTAAAGAAATTAGTAACTTTGTAGAAGCTCCAAAGAAGAGCAGAACAGGTGTTCATGCAAAGAGCAAGACAAGTAAGTTGAAAACAAGCAAGAACTATACCAAGAAGTATAGGGGACAAGGAAAATGAAAAGCAAGTTGACTATATTTCTTTTAACATTGGCGTCTATTTTGGCGCCTGTAGAGCTATCCGTTATATGTTTATTCGGAACAATGGGGGTGGATACAATCGTAAAGCTCATCTCCCTGAAGTTTATAGCCAAAAGAGAGGGTCGACCATACAGAGAGGTGTTCCTCTCAAAGATGCTCCGCAGAGGGTATATGTTCAAGCTTGCAGGGTACGCCTTTGTGGCTATCCCGCTATTCCCGCTTGACTACTACCTACTCACGCCATTTGTCAAGAACTTACTGTCTGTAACAGGATACGAGATTGTATTAAATAAGGCGCTGTTTACAAACGGCATCCTTATCATCTTCTCACTAATTGAGATATCGTCAATCAACGAGAATTGGTTTGACATCACAGGTAACAATATGCTAAAGGCAGTCTTCACCGTTGTAAAGAAAATTAGAGCAACCGTAGAGGGTGCAGCTGAAACCTATCGAAATATAAAGAAATAGTATGTTGACAACAGCACAACTTATCTCAAAGTACGGACATCCTAACGAAAATGGAACGTACTTAAAAACAATTACTTTACCGTACCCGATGCGAATTGCATGGGATACTGATACTAAGGTAACAAAGATGCGTTGCCACAAAGATGTTGCAGATGCGTTTTTAGCCGTGTTTAACGACCTTTTAGCTCACTACGGGTACGAGCGTATAGTAGAGTTAGGAATAGACCTTTACGGTGGCTGTTTTAACTTCCGTAAGATGCGAGGTGGTACGTCTTGGAGCACTCACTCTTGGGGTATCGCAATTGACTTAGACCCTGCTCGTAATACATTAAAGGAGACAGCAAAGACAGCACGATTTGCGCGTGCTGAGTACAAGGATATGATAGATATATTCTACAAGCATGGATTCATTAGCCTTGGTCGTGAGAAGAACTTTGATTGGATGCACTTTCAATATAACAAATGAGAAATAAACTAGCCGGAACAAAAAAAGGAAAATCTGATAGCGCTAAGTACTATCAGGATAATCCAGAGGCTCGTAAGAAGAAGATTGCTTACGACACCAAGTACCATTCTACTGAAAGTAGAAAGGAGTACCGCGCTGAGTTACAAAAAATCAATCGAGAGAAAGGAACTCACGGGAACGGCGATGGAAAAGACGTAGCCCACAAGTCAAAGACCCGTACTCGTATGCAGTCTCAATCTAAAAACCGCGCTGACAAGAAGCGCTCATTTTTCAAGTAATGAAACGAATTGCTCTTATTTTTCTTGCAGTGCACTTACTTTTCTCATGCGGCGCTGAGCGCCTGCATCAAAAGGCTGTTAATAAGGGCTATGTTCACACTATAGAGTGTGATACCATAAAGGTCCCGTACTTAGTTGTCAAGAACATCAAAGGTAAAGACTCTTTAATATACAGAGACTCTATAGTTCCTAAGTTAGTAAATAATTACATCCCTAAGTGGAAGGTCCGTTTTGATAATAAGCGATTCAATGATAGCTTAAAGTATATACGAAAAGTATATCGTGACAGCTTAAATGCTGAAATTAAAATGCACGATGACAGCCTAGAGGCTGCTATAAAAATCAACAAACAAGACAATAAAGTCATTGTAAAAACAAGAAAGAAAGGTAACGCTAACCTTTGGTTATTCGTAATTGGGTTTGTCATCGGATTAATTACTCGCTACCTGTTCAAGTTCTCTAAATTTAATCTATGAGTAAATTTCGTCCAAGGATTACGCGAGAAGAGTTTGAGATAGTTTCTCAGTACCGCGCAATCAAAAACGAGGCAAATGAATTAGGTCTCGACGATGCCGATGTAAAACACGGTTGGATAAAATCCAAGACAGCCTCACTCTTCTTTAAGAACCCAAATTTTAAATCTCAAGAAGATGAGAACTACGCTAAGGTTAGAGAGGGGATATTGGATTACATATCAAATCACGGAGTAAAGTACGAGATATTTAAAAGAGATGAGTCAGATGATGGACATCTATTAGTAATAGACCCTGCTGACATCCACATAGGTAAACTATGCGATGCGTTTGAAACAGGTGAAGACTACAACTCTCAGATTGCCGTACAACGTGTTTTAGAAGGCGTTCAAGGCATTTTAGATAAATCCAAAGGATTCAACATCGACAAGATACTTTTTATCGGTGGTAACGACATCCTTCACATTGACACACCGAGACGAACCACTACGGCAGGTACTCCTCAGGATACAGATGGGATGTGGTACTCGAATTTTTTAATAGCAAAACAATTATATGTTGAGATTCTTGAGAGGCTGCTTGCTGTGGCTGACGTTCATTTTACTTTTAATCCCTCAAACCACGATTATGTTCATGGCTTCTTCCTTGCTGACGTTATTAGAACGTGGTTTAAAGACTGTAAGCAAATTACTTTTGACTGCTCAATTTCGCATCGCAAGGCTTTTAGGTACGGACTAAACCTTATTGGAACTACCCACGGTGATGGTGCTAAGAACCAAGACCTTCCACTTTTAATGGCTACAGAGTTTCCATTAGATTGGTCTGCTACAAAGCATAGATATGTGTACACGCATCACGTGCACCATAAGTTCTCAAAGGATTACATCGGTGTAACCGTTGAATCGTTACGCTCCCCATCAGGAACTGACTCATGGCACCACGTCAAAGGCTATCAGCACGCTCCCAAGGCTGTTGAAGGATTTATACATCACAAAGTAAACGGACAGGTGGCAAGAATTTCACACCTATTCTGATTTTCATTATCTTTGTCATATAAATTTAATAAAATGAAAGTAGAAAAATTTTTAAAGACAGAAGAATTAGAAACTTTGCAAAAGATGCAAGGTGATTTTAATAAAGCAAAAATTGCTTTAGGAGATTTAGAGTTGGAGAAGCACGAGCTTCTAAAACAAATTGATTTCTTAAGAGC